TCTGACTCATCTACAACACTGAAAGAAAAAACTAAGAGTATGATACGGGAAATGAAGAAACTAACAGGTATAGGAAATAGTAAATGACTGAAGATAATAAAGATACACTAGACAGTTTGGCTCTTGAAGAGCGCCGTCGGGCTATGTTAGACTCAGATGCTAAACGGGATGCTCAACGTCAAATGACTTGGATCGCTCTCTTTGGGATGGTATCATTTCCGTTGCTCATTCTTATTGCGTCAGGATTAGGATTAGACAGTGGTGCGCAATTATTGAGTGACACTGCTAATATCTATGTTGTAGCTGTGAGTGCTGTTCTCGCATCATACTTCGGATTCAATGCTCTTGAAACTAGCTTGAAGAATAAATTGCCTAAATAACTACCAACTTATAGATAGCATAAATATCTAAAAGTATATAACGGAGAAAAGATATGGCACAGCCTACAACAAGAGCCGAGTTTACTGAGTGGTGTCTTAGAAAGCTAGGTAAGCCTGTGATTGAAATCAACGTAGATGACGATCAGGTAGAAGATAGACTTGACGAATCTCTATCATACTATTGGGACTATCACTTCGACGGTGCTGAGAGAATATATCTATCCTACGGAATCAACGAGGATGATATTGATAATAAGTATGTCACAATACCTGATAATATTATTGGCGTAGTCAACATATTCGATATGGGTCGTGGCCCGACAACTGGTAACGGAGGTATGTATCCAGTTGGTGGAGGTATGCCCGGTATGGGTGGTATGAGAGGTGGTGGTATGATGTATCCCACACCATATCAAGCCTCGCAAGGTGATGGAATGGTTGGTCGCAACTATGGTTATAACGGTAATCATATGACTGACTGGTATCTAATGAAGCAGGGTCAAGCGTTGATGCAACAGATGCTTGTAGGACTCAAGCCATTTAGATATAACAGGCACGTCAATAAACTACATATCGACACCAACTGGAGCAATGTCGGTGTTGGTAACTTTATCTGTGCTGAATGTTATCGTGCGGTCGACCCCGAAATCTATAGGGATGTGTGGAAAGATCGTTGGCTTCAAAACTATACGACAGCAAAAATCAAGTATCAATGGGGTTCGAATCTAACTAAGTTCAATGGTATGCAACTACCAGGTGGCGTACAGTTCAACGGTGAGCAAATACTAGGAGACGCAGCGGCTGAGATTGCGAAACTTGAGGAGGATATGATAGAAACATATTCCCTACCAAGTTATGATATGATAGGATAAGCTATGGCGACTAACTTCTACTTCAATAATTTTACGAATAGTATGGAGCAACGTCTTATTGAAGACCTGATAGTTGAATCTATACAGATGTTTGGGCAGGACGTGTGGTATATAAGTAGATCGTTTGGGGCGTTGGATGACTTACTCAACGAAGACGACCTACCTGTATATGATACAGCGCATATGCTAGAGATGTATATCAAGAATGTAGATGGGTTTGAAGGTGAGGGTGACTTCTTATCTCGCTTTGGATTACAGATACGAGACAGTATCACATTCACAGCCGCTAAAAAGTCTTTTTCAGAAGAAGTTGGACTCAATAACAATAAAGCTGGTGAGGGTAGACCTAACGAGGGTGACCTCATATACTTCCCACTCAATGATAAGATATTCGTAGTTCAACACGTTGAACACGAATCTATATTCTATCAGATGGGTGCGTTACAAACATATGACTTGCGCTGCGAACTCTATGAGTATTCTCAAGAGCGTTTCACGACTGGCATACCAGAGATCGATAATAGGTTCAAGAACTATGAGACAACATCATCATATGTAGTAGACAATGCTGAGGCCTTAGAGAATATAGATAAAGAGGCTGATAACTTCACCATTCAAACAGAAGCAGACACCGTTCTTGACTTCACTGAGACAGATCCGTTCAGTGAAGGTGGCACTTGGTAGTTTATAAATAGTTATGTTGAACCAAGAAGGATATTGCAATGTTAGGCCATAGATACTATCACGAAACTACGAGAAGATATGTGGCTGTCTTTGGCACACTATTCAATGATATTGTTATAGACCGTAAGAATAATAGCGGTGAGTTGGTTCAACAGATGAAGGTTCCTATCTCTTATGGACCACGACAAAAATTTCTCGCAAAGCTAGAAGGTGATCCTAATTTAGATAGACCTTCTGCGATCACTCTACCACGTATGTCTTTTGAGATCACGGGTATGACATATGACGGGTCAAGAAAGCTACAGCAAATAAATCGTCATAATAAAGCTGATGCTGGACAACCTAATAAAGTGGACACACAGTTTCATCCAGCGCCATATAACGTTGACTTCTCGCTGACCATTATGACTAAGTATGCTGAAGATGGTACTAAAATACTTGAACAGATTCTTCCATTTTTTCAACCAGCGTGGAACTCTACGATGCGTATCGTAGATGAGATGGAAGAGACTGTGGATATACCTCTTATTCTGAATGGTGTTGAGACAGAAGACGCTTACGAAGGAGACTTCGTTACAAGACGGGCTTTGATGTGGACTCTGACGTTTACACTCAAGGGGTACTATTACGGACCTATTACGAAGAAGAAGGTTATCAAGTTCTCTAAGACTGATGTATTCTCATCTATGGAAGCCACAAGAAATCTAACATCAGTTGTTGTAAAGCCGGGTATGGATATAGGTATTCAAGCAAGGGGATTAGCGATAGTAGATGGTGGTGGTGTATCAGAGATTGAGGTGACTTCAGGCGGTTCTGGATATCTCAACCCATCTATTACGATTAGCGCACCAGATGTTTATGGTACACCCGCAACAGCAAGACCTATTGTAAATCCTGATGGGATTATTGTTTCTATAGATATACTTGAGAGCGGTTCTGGTTACACAGAGTCCCCTAAGGTGACTATAGACGAACCAGACAATGGTGATGTCCCATATGAGGAAATAGACTTTGATGACCCTTGGGATTATGTAATCACGTTTGAGGATGCTGAGAATGGATGACATAGCCAAGAGTTTGAATCTAGATCCTATTGAGGATGCGGTCTATGTCCCGACCAATTCTCCAAGAAATGTTGCTGTATCTAAGAACGTAAAGCCAGTAGGAGAAGAAGAGTTAGCGAATGACTTCGACTATGCTCGTGGTAACTTCTACAATGTGATAGAGCGTGGTACAGAAGCTCTTGATGATATGCTTGAAGTGGCGAGGCAGTCTCAACACCCAAGAGCGTATGAGGTTGTATCAACTCTTATGAAAACATTAGCAGACGCTAACAAAGACTTGATCGAAGTCTCTACCAAGAAGAACGAAGATAAAGACGCTGAAGATAAAGGTCCGGAAGTGGTGAATAACAATCTGTTTGTAGGCTCTACAGCAGATTTACAGAAGATGCTGAAGGATATGGATAATGGCGGAGATTGAACGAGGTTATAATGGCAACATAAACCTAAAGAGAAAGGGCGTCAATATTGAATGGGACGCTGAAAAACTCCAAGAGTTTATGAAATGTTCTTCAGACCCAATATACTTTGCCGAGAACTACATACAGATCGTCCACGTTGACCGAGGCCTTATACCCATTGAGATGTATGAATATCAGAAAGAGATTGCTCTTGCTATTACGAATAACAGACGTGTAGCTGTAAACACATCACGACAAGCTGGTAAGACTACTACCGCCGCGGCTATTATTCTACACTACGCTCTCTTCAACGAATACAAGACAGTAGCACTTCTTGCGAACAAGGGCGATTCAGCCCGTGAGATATTAGATCGTATCAAGATTGCTTACGAAGCACTCCCCGATTGGTTGAAGCAAGGTATCATAGAGTGGAACAAAGGTCACGTCGAGTTCGAGAATGGCTGTAAGATTCTCGCTGGTTCTACATCTTCAAGTGCTATTCGTGGTAAGTCAATATCATTCCTTTATATCGACGAAACAGCGTTTGTTGAAGGCTGGGATGAGTTCTTTGCTTCAGTGTTCCCAACAATCTCCTCAGGCAACACTACTAAGATTCTCTTTACATCCACACCCAATGGTCTCAACCACTTCTATAAGACTTGTGAAGGTGCGAAAGATGGAAAGAATGGGTACATTTATATAGAGGTGCCTTGGTATAAAGTGCCGGGGCGGGATGATGCGTGGAAGAACGAAACGCTCATGGCTATGGATCATGATACGCAAAAGTTCTCTCAGGAATTCGAGTGCGTTGCGGGAGATGCTAAAGTCCGAGTCAAGTGTAAAGAGACCGGTGAAATAAAGTCTATAAATATCTCAGATTTATATGAAGAGTTGAGTTTGGTATGAGTAAAAGTTATGTTTATATGATTGAAAGGATCGACGGATTATGCTACATAGGCATCACTATAGACCCAACTAAAAGATTCAAGGCTCATCTTAGGAGTGATAGATTTAGTGTAGGGATCAAGTCAACCACTATCATAAAGGAGTGTGCGACATACAAAGAGGCTGAGGATTATGAAGAGTATTACATAAACAAATTCGATACCTATAACAATGGACTAAATCTAACTCGGACTGGTAAGGGGATGTCGGACTGTAAGTTCAATACTCTGGGTCACAAATATTCAGAAACTTCTAGAATGAAAATGTCAGAGTCCGCAAAAAGGCGGGGTCCAAACAGTGTGGGGTATAAGCACAGTGCGGAGACAAAGGATAGATATAGTAAAATAAGAAAGGGGAAGTTCTGGGGCAAAGGTAAAAAGATACCTGATGATATAGCACTAGATATCTATGAGTCTTATGATAAAGACACCTTATCTTTTGACAACAACTTTATAAAACGATACTTGAAGAAGACGCAGCGAGGCCTAATAGATCAATTAGAGTTCGAAGATATGATATCTCCCAATGGGCGCCCACTATCCAAACTGAAACTGTATGGGGAACATTACGCTGAAATATATGGCGTGACTTCTCAAGCTATCACAAGTATTATAAATTCAAAGGGAAATAGATGTGAACTCGCAAGTAACTAATAACGACAGATACCTTGTTGAGACACCGAATGGTTGGAAAGACTTCTCGGGAGTTCGAAAAAGTGTAAGTAAAAACACTATCACGGTCACCACACACACCGGTAACAGTTTAGAGATGACTGAAGACCATTTGGTTATGACTTCTTTTGGTTGGACAACTGCTAAAGAGTTAGTTGTTGATGACAGACTCATAACTCGTGACGGCTACCAGCTTGTAAATTCTATCCACCAGGATAAATTCTCAAGCAAAGAGAGTGAAGTCTATGATGCGCTAGAGGTGAGTGGTGGTAGCCAGTATTACACTAACGACATACTAAGTCATAACTGCAATTTTTTAGGTTCATCTGGGACTCTTATCAGTGGTTCGAAGCTGAAGCAACTTGTTGTGAAAACACCTATTCACGAAAGAGATGGTTTCTCACAATATGAAGCCTCTATCTCAGATAATGTATATGTTATAATTGTTGACGTGTCAAGAGGTAAAGGCATGGACTATTCAGCATTTCAAGTTATTGATGTTACGACCATGCCATATAAACAAGTAGCTATGTTTAGAGATAATATGATAACCCCTATTGACTACGCTGAGATTATATACAGAGCATCTAAATCTTATAACGAGGCTTATGTCTTAGTGGAGGTCAACGACATAGGTGAGCAAGTGTCCTCATTGCTACACTATGAGTTTGAATGTGAGACACTACTCTCAACAGAGAACGCTGGTCGTGGTGGTAAGAGACTGACTTCAGGCTTTGGTAAGAACTCGGACTTGGGTGTAAGAACCACTAAGTCTGTGAAGTCTATCGGTTGTAATATGCTCAAGATGCTGATGGAGCAAGACCAGCTAATCATTCAAGACTTCACTACTATAAACGAACTTTCGACATTCTCTCGAAAAGCCAACTCATATGAAGCCGAATCTGGTTGTCATGATGATACTGTCATGTGTCTTGTTCTCTTTGGTTGGTTATCTGATCAGCCATTCTTTCGTGAGATGACTGATATAAATACTATGTCTAGACTAAGAGAAAAAACTGATGAAGAGTTGATGGAAGATATTCTACCCTTTGGTTTCATTGAAGATGGAGAAGACAGAGAAACAAGAGCAATAATAGACACTGTTGAGGAGAACTGGATGAGATTCTAGGTTGCTTGTTTTATAAATAAAGAAAGAAGAACTAAGAACCATTGATTTCATATACCATTATCAATATACACAAGGAGAAATGATATGCCATTTCAGGTAAGCCCAGGCGTAAATGTCAGCGAAATTGACCTAACTACAGTTATTCCTTCAGTATCTACTACTGAAGGTGCTTTAGCGGGTGTTTTTCGCTGGGGTCCAGTGCTGGAAAGAACACTAGTAGATTCAGAAATCACTCTGGCTAACCGCTTCGGTAAACCAACCAGTGATAACGCTGAAACCTTTTTCACAGCCGCAGACTTCTTATCATACGGCAACAAACTATTCCTCACACGGGTTGTAGGCACTGGTGCTTGGAACGCTGTAGGTTCATCAGCAAACAATGCATCCACAGCTAACGTTCTAGTCTACTCAGAAGAGAGTGCTTTAGAAACACAAATCGGTTCAGACTTTATCGCTAGATGGCCGGGCGCACTCGGTAACAGCATGGAAGTCTCTATCTGCGCTACACCAGAGGTATATGAATCCGACATCACAGCCACTATCACTGATGTAGAGATTGGTGGATCAACAGCAACATTCACTGGGGCTGTTAGTGCCGCTGAAATTGTGAATGGTGATATCATCTACATCGGTAATGAAGACATCGGTTATCAAGAACTATTAGTCGAAAGTATTGTCGAAGATGCGGATGATCCTACTATCAACGTAGTAACATTTACTAGCAAATACCGTCTGGCTGACACCACAGG